AATTAAGCTGCAAATTTCAGTCGATTATGCTGCAACGTCAGGCACAGCTATAGTTCTAGCGACAGGCGCAACAGTAGGCGACATTGTAGATATTGTCTCTTATGGTGCGTTTAATCTTGCTGATGTTTACACACAAGCCCAGACAAATACATTAATTAGCGCATCATTACCCAAATCTGGTGGCACGATGACAGGTGCGCTGAACATGGGTTCTAACAACGTCACCACTACTGGCAAAGTCTTGTTTGCCAATATGTATTCTCAAGTTGGTGATTTACCATCAGCTAGCACATATCACGGAATGTTTGCACATGTTCATGCTACAGGAAAAGGATACTATGCTCACGCTGGCGCATGGGTAGAATTAGCTAACCAGACCGACCTTGCATCTACTACTACAACCGCAGGAAATGCTAATACCCTTGCAGGAAATGCTAATACCCTTGCAGCAGCAGCAATGCCAAAATCTGGTGGAGCCATGACGGGGGCTATAACGACCAATTCCACATTTGACGGTAGAAATGTATCTTTTGATGGGGCTAAATTAGATAAGGTTGCGGTTCCTGTTGTTACAGGCACAAGCGTCACAGCGACTAACGCAAGCTATCACATTGCATCAGCAGGAGGCATTACCATCACACTACCTGCAAGCCCTAGTGCTGGCAACTATGTCATTGTTAAAGATGGAACAGGTGCAGCAGCTACATCAACATTTACAATTGCCCGTAATGGCTCAAACATTGCCAGTTCTGGCACTGACCTAGTATTCGATAAAAACTTTGCTCAGATTGTAATGACTTATATAAACAGCACAATTGGTTGGAGCGTATAAATGACAACATTAAGCGAATTATTACCAGCAGGCGGTGGCGGCAACGAAGTAGAATTTGTAGCTTCTGGCACACTACCAAATGGCAGTCGTGTAGGTTTAAAAACAAATGGTCAAGTCGAGGTGATTTCAGAATCAACTATATCACAGGCAATACCCTCTGGTTCAGAGCAAGTATTTATGACTACAAACATTTTACATACTAGAATTGATTTTGACCCAAACAATCCTAACGTATTTATTGCCGTATTTAGGGACAATGACAATTCTTATTATGGGACAGCAATCGTAGGTACTGTTTCAGGAAATTCTATTAGCTTTGGAAGCAAACACACAGTTGTTTCAAATAACATATCATCAGCAACCCCCTATTTTGACCCTAATGGGTCGGGCACTTTTGTTATTGTTTACACTAATTCTTCAGGTAGCAATACAGCCAGAGTAATAGCAGGTACTCGTAGTGGCACTTCTCTGACATTTGGAACTGCCGTAGCTATCTCAGGGGCTAATGGGTCTTCACCAGACCATGATATATCATTTAACCCTAGCACAGCAGGTCAGTTTGTCATTATGTATGCAGATATGTCTACAACTAACAAAAGAGTGAGGCTATGCACTTTATCAGGCACTACAATCACAGCAGGAAGTCCAGCTACATGGGAGGGCAACTCCGCAAGTCAATATATGCAAGTAAACTTTGACCCTTTAAAAAATGATAAGTTTGTTGCAACTTACAGAAGTCAGCAAAATCAGTATGGCTATGCAATTGTTGGAACAGTGTCTAGTGGGTCTGTTTCCTTCGGCAGCCAACAAGTATTTCTTTCTAGCGCAGTAACATATTGTTCTTCTGCGTTGGATGCTAAAACTGCAAATAAGCTAGTCGTAGTTTATACAAAAAATGCAAATAGCGAAAGTGGAACTGCAAGAGTAGGTACAATTAGTGGCTCTAACATTAGTTGGGGTAGTGAGGCTACATATCACTCAGGTCAAAGTTCTGACCATAGGGTAGTGTTTAACCCTACCACTGCCAACGAGTGCGTTGTTATTTATTTACCCGACAATAACAGCAATAAACTAACTGCTAAAATAGGCACTGTATCTGGAACAAGCATATCCTTTTCTTCTGCGTTTACTATATGTGCTGATGCAAACAGCAATGTTGCTGGAAATAGTGATATTAAGTTTCTACCGAACACTTCCGAAAAGTTTGTAACAACAGCAAAGGATGGTGTTAATGACGATACATCGGCAAGAGTATCTCAATTAGCTTCAACATCGACAAATGTATCTAGCTTTGTAGGCACATCAACAGCAGCCTACACTAACGGACAGACCGCCAAGATAATGCTACAGGGCGGTGTATCCACCAACCAATCTAGCCTTGCAATCGGCTCGACTTACTATGTACAGCCTAACGGCACACTAGCCACAAGTGCTGGCACTCCATCTGTCATTGCAGGTAAGGCAGTTAAAGCAACCACTCTACTACTTAAAGGTATTTAATCATGCAAACAATTACTAATAACACAGGCAACGTATCAGTCTACACTTTTGCAGACGATGCAACTATTACTGCGACAGGAGACAATATCACTACTCCCGAATTTATTATTGGTGATATGAATTCTAGCAATTCAACAATTCACACTGGCGTAACAGCACCAGACGGGTGGCAAGGCGGTAAGCACACTTATGACGGCAGTGCATGGGGTAATGTAGCTGGTTGGGTTGACCCTAAAGTCGCAGAGATTGCAGCATTACAAGCGCAGATTGATGCCTTAAACGCGTAGAGGGATATACATAATGTCAAAATCAAGAACAAACGCAGAAACACTGCGCACAGTCTTAGTAGCTGGTGATGTAACCAACGCAAACTTTACAGGTGCAGATTTAGAGGTTGGCAAAGGTGGTACGGGTGCAAGCACAGCAGGGGCAGCTAGGACAGCGTTAGGCGTTGCTATTGGTTCTGACGTACTCGCACCAGATGGAAGCGCAGCTAACCTAACGAACCTACCAGCAGGCGGTGCAGAGGACTTTGTGGCTTCTGGCACATTACCCAATGGCAAGCCAGTAATACTTAAAGCTAATGGTCAAGTTGAGGTTGTTAGTGGTACGGCAGCAATAGCTCAGAGTATTCCACTAGGATCAGAGGCGGTGTTTGGTTCAGCTAATAGTTATTACGTTTCAATATCATATGACCCTAATAACGCTAATAGATTTGTTGCAGTTTGGCTAGATGCTGGTAACTCTAATCACGGAAAAGCCGTAGTTGGGACAGTCAGTAATGCTTCAATTAGTTATGGTACTACTGTTACTTTTAACGCTGCGACTACGGGGGCGATATCGAACTGTGCCTTTGACTCAAAAACTGCAAATAAGATTGTAATTACTTTTCAAGATGATAGTAACTCAGGTTACGGCACTGCTGTTGTAGGGACTTTAAATGGGGCTTCATTAAGCTTTGGGTCTAAGTATGTATTTGAATCCGCTAATATAAACGATCCCGCAGTAGGCTTTAACCCCAACACCGCAAATCAACTTGTAGTTGCCTATGGAGCAGGTTCAAGTGGCTATTCTAGAGTTGGCACTGTGTCAGGTACTTCTATATCATTCGCCACTAGAGTTACATTTAATTCATTAACACAATACATTTCTATATCATTTGACATTAACACCGCTAATAAATTTATAATATGTTATCGGGATCGTGGCAACGCTAATTACGGAAAGGTAATTGTAGGTGCTATTTCTGGGACTTCATTAAGCTACGGAAATGAAGTTACTTTTTATCCAAATAATATAACGCAAATGGTAGCAGCGTATGACCCAAGTCAAGCTAATAAAGTGGTTATTGTCTATAGAAATGACTTTGCTAGTGACGTAGGTGTGGCTTTATGCGGCACAGTAAATGGTACAACTATTAGCTACGGCACTGCTGTTGTGTTTAATAACGCCAGCACACGTTCTTTAAACCTTGCCTTTCAAAAAACAGGCAGTAAATTTATAATAACTTATGCAGATAATGGTAACTCAAGCTACGGCACATCAATCACGGGAACTTTATCAGGCACAAATGTTACTTTTGAAGCAGAGAATGTATTTAACTCAGGTAGCGTTGAATATACTTCAATTTCTTTCGATGAAAACACTTTGGGTAAGTTTGTGGTTGCCTATAGAGACACTAGTAACAGTAATTACGCCACAGCAATTTTAGGACAATTGGCAGTACCTGTTGTAACTAACCTAACGGCAACAAACTTCTTAGGAACTGCAACCGCAGCGTACACCAACGGACAAACTGCAAGTATTATGCTGCAAGGTGGTATTAGTGATAACCAAACTAGCCTTGCAATTGGCTCGACTTACTTTGTACAACCTACGGGTCTTTTTGCTACCACTTCTAACGCTAATACTGTACTAGCAGGTAAAGCAGTCTCAGCAACAAGTCTATTGTTGAATGGGTTAGACGAGATACCAAGTCAGACAGGCAACACTGGTAAGTTCTTAACGACTGATGGTAGTTCTCCAAGTTGGGGTACTGTTGCTCCTGCTGGTGTAGTGTTGTTAGCATCTGTAACAGCAAGTGCTACTGCGTCTGTAGAATTTTCAAACAAATTTAGCTCAACCTACGATTATTATTTTGTCATTGCAAGCGGCATAAAGGGAGACTCATCAGGCAGGGACTTTCTGGCTCGTTTTGAAATGAACGGAACTTTTACAACGGATTCTACTTACATTGGTCGTAGAGATAAGGGTTCTTTAGGTGCTGCCTCCGATGATTATCGAGGTTACTCTAATGTAGCAAATGTGGTCTTAGGCGAGGGTTTAGATAACAACCGAACAGTGGATTATAAAGTTCAAATATTAGGTGCAAATAATCCCAACTACAGCGGTCAAAGAATTTTATCAAACGGCAATAATGCTGGTGCAAGTCAAAGGCAAGACGCAGATTTTCTGTATACGGGCCAAGCAACAAAAGCAACGGGCATAAAATTCTTTCCTAATGCTGGCTCACTTTACGGAAGGTTCAATCTTTACGGAGTATCTAAATAATGACTAGACATAAGGCAACGCCAGACGGAAATGTTCCGTTCACCGCAGCAGAAGAAACAGCCCGTGACGCAGAAGAAGCAGCATGGGTAGCAGGCGCAGATGATCGTGCAGCAGTAGAAGCTAGAGAGAAACGCAATGGCCTACTAGCAGCTACCGATTGGACGGCAAATTCTGATGTGACCATGACAACAGAAATGACAGCATATCGCACTTTACTGCGTAACCTTCCAGCACAGGCCGACTTTCCCACAACAATTAACTGGCCTACTGCGCCATGAGCCTGTATGGAAATATTGCAGCTAAGAAAAAACGCATTAAAGCTGG